GTGAGCCGCGCATTACGGTGGACCAAGAGAAGGCCTCCACTTCGGTGACGTTAGACACCACCAATCGTGGAGGCCTTCTCCCTACCCGACTGTCAACAACGTGCTGACCGGGTACACCTAGCCGGCGGCGCCGGCGGTGGTGGTGTCGTAGGTCGGCCACGGCGGCAGGGCGTCCTCGGGCACACCGTGCCGGATGGCGGCGAGTCGGGTGCGCAACAGTGCTTCCTCCAGCTTGCGGCGGGCGCGCGCCTCGGCGTCGCGCTGGACCCACGCGGATTGCTCGCGGCCGTGCCGTCCGGTCACCCATCCGATGAGCGCCTTGACGAGCTCCAGCAGCACGGCGCCGGCGCCCAGCAGCGAGAGCGCCGTCCAGATGGTCGTTCCCTGCACGGTGATCCCCCGGTGGTGGTGTGGTCGGCCGTCAGTGCGCGTTGGAGCGCGTCGGCGGCGGGCGGTCGGGGTCGTAGGGCCGTTCACGGATGCGGTGCCAGCGCACGGCCTGGAGGATGCCCACGAAGATCACCAGGGACAGTTGCAGCAGGCGGTTGCCGGGCTGGGTGACGTGCAGGGTGGTGATGACGGCGGCGTAGATGCCGCTGGCGACGGCCACCGCGATCACGGCGAGCCGCTCCAGCCAGTACCAGCCGGGCAGCACGGCGACGACGCCGAGCGCGCCGCCACCGGTGAGCAGCAGCGCCAGGGTGGTCATGGCGGTGTCACCGACGGCGCCCTCGATGCTGGTGGGCGGGTTGGTCAGCGCCGAGGCGCCGCCACCGATGAGCAGCAGGTAGGCCACGAAGTAGCACAGCGCGATCACGCGCGGCTCGCGCACGCGCCGCCACGCGGCGAGCAGAACCGCGGTCACGGCGCCTGCCTGGGCTCGGCAGCCAGCCATGGGACGAACCGCTCGAGGAACGCCTCGACGGCCGGCAGCGCCAGGATGCGGGTGATGGCCGCGGTGATGGCGAGCGCGCCGGCGACGGGCGCGGCGGTCTCGTCCAGGCCGGCGGCCTCCACCAGCGCGGGTGTCATGGCGGCGAGCGCGACGACGACGGCGAAGGCGGTGCGCACGGTCGCGCGCCAGGGGTGGCGGGTCTGGCTGGTCGTGGCGGAGTGTCGGCCGGCGGCGGTCACTTCTTGACCTCCTTGCGCAGCGTGGCGACCTCGGCGCGCAGCGCGCGGACCTCGGCCACGAGGTCGGGCAGGTGCTGCATGGCGAGGTAGCCGCCGGCCGCGGCGTAGCCGGTGGCGCCGCCGTAGCTGATGGACTCCAGGCCGTTGAGGGCCTGGCTGGCGCCGGCGGACAGGTCCAGCCGGTCGGTGAACTTGGGCATGTCGTCCTCCTGGGTGGTGGGGCCGTTGAGGCCCTTGGGTGTGATGATCCGGTCGGGCTCGGCGCCCGGTGTGATCCCCCGACCGCGCATGAACGGGATGGGGTCGGTGGTGGTGGTGGTGCCGGCGGTGCGGACCTCCAGGTGCACGTGCGGGCCGGAGACGTTGCCGGTGGCGCCGGAGAGCGCGAGCAGGTGCCCGACGTCGCGCCGCTGGCCGGGGGCGACCTCCAGCGAGTCACAGTGTCCGAAATACCAGTCGCGGCCGGTGACGTCGCCGCGGAACAGGACGAACAGGCCGGAGCGGCCGCGGGTGAGGTCGTGGCCACCGGCCCAGCCGGCGAGCACGACGCGGCCGGGCTCGGGCGCCACGATGGGCGTGCCCACCGGGCACGCGATATCGGTGCCGGCGTGGAACACGCCGGGGACGCCGGTGACGGGGTGGGTGCGCCGGCCGTAGGCGCCGGCGCCGCCCTGCACGCGGCCGGCGACGGGGGACGAGAGCTGAACTGCCATGGCCGTCAGTCCTCGTCCGGGGAGTAGGTCTCGACGGCCAGCCAGGACACGATGCGGGTGCCGGTGTGGGTGGTGCCGTCCGCGGTCATGATCCGAGCGCGGAACCCGGTAGCGGTGATGTCGGAAGTGTGGGCGATGGTGCGGGGCGAAATCTGGGCGCCCTCGTAGGACACGATGACGTTGGGCGGTTGGGTGAACGGCCTGGAGAACACGACGTCCTGCCACGCGGTGGACTGGCCGCCGTAGTTGAGGGACACCTTGCCGGCCTCGATGCGCTGGCGGTTGACCAGGTGCTCGTTGACGTCCTCGGCGGTCAGCAGCTCGCCGACGGCGAAGGTCTTGGGCAGGGCCATGGGTCAGGTCCTTTCGATCAGGTCGAGACTGGTGTGCCAGTCGTTGGGGGTTATCTCGTGCTCGATGGCCGCGATGCGGCAGTCCCACGAACGGCCGGCGCGCTCGACGGTCACGGCGTCGTAGACGTCCAGGCCGGCCACCAGGTCAGCGGCGGGGGTGGTGCGCAGGCGCACGCGCGAGACGGTCTCGCCGGAGCGGCTGAACGCCTTGACGTAGGACCGGGCGAGCGCCTTGCCGGCGCCGTAGTAGATGCTGCTGGTGTTGGCCGGGTCGTAGATGGAGACGGCGACCTCGCCGGCGCGAGCGCCGTTGGTGGCGATGCTGGTGGCGTCGCGGGCGGTGATGGTGACGTCGTGGGCGACGGCGTTGCCGGTCTCGTCCAGGGTGCGGCCGTGGTTGCTCAGCCGGACGTCGTTGATGATGCGCGCGGTGTCGAAGCTGCTGGCGACATCGACGTAGGACAGGGCGTTGGGCCGGCCGGCGGTGGCGTCGGTGAAGATGGCCACCGGGTCGGCCCAGCCGGGCTCGCGCATGGCACGGATCACGCCGTCGCGGTCGGCCCACCAGTAGCCGCGGACGGTGTTGGTGGCGAGGTCTAGGTGGTTGGCCAGGGTGCTCTCGTAGACGATGTTCTGGAGCATCCAGTCCTGGCCGCGCGGCATCCGCCACTCGGTGAGGCTGACGCTCATGAAGGGCAGGCCGGGCGGCGGGTCGGTCATGGGGTCCATGTCCGGGGTCCACGGCAGGTCGGGGATGACGTCGGGCCAGTCTCCGGGGATGGTGCGGGTGGTGCCCGGCCCGATGAAGACGTGGTGGGTGGTGTCGGTGGCAACGAAGGTGTAGGTCGCCGGCCCGGTGGCGGCGGTGCGCACGTCGTAGCCGATGCCGACGACGCCGAGCGCCACGGGGCCGGTGCCACCGCTGAGGTTGTGCACGGTGAGCGTGTAGGTGGCGCCGGGGAACAGGTTGTGCAGCGGGCGCGAGACGTAGGACTGGCCGGGCTGGTGGGTGCCGTCCAGCAGCCGGCAGCCGGCGGTGTAGCCGACCAGCTCCGAGCCCGGGCCCCAATGCATCGTGCCAATCACGAGGTCTACGTCGGGGCCTGAGGGGGTCCAGAGGTCGGGGGCGCCGCTGATGGCCTCGAAGGTGCGCGCGCCGAGCGTGACGGTGGCCGGCGGGTGCTTGACCTCCACCGGCTCGTTCGGGGCGACCGCGTAGGGCAGTCCGGTGCGGCCGAGCAGCCGGTCGATGCGCTGCTCGAAGGTCTCATAGGTGCGGGGGGTGTCGTCGTCGGTGTCGCCGACGACGGCGCCGTACCGCATGGTGTTCGCCACGCGCTGCACGACGTCCACGGCGGTGATGGTGGTGCGCGAGCGGGTGGTGGCGGTGCCACCGCTCAGGTCGCGCTCGTGGCTGGTGCGCAGGTCGGCGACCTCGCCGGTGAACAGGGTGACGCCGGCGGTGGTGTCGCGCAGCCGGATCGGCGTGCCGGGTCGGATGCGCAGCGCCTCGGCGACCTCGCCGAGCACGGCGACGTTCATGGTGCCGACGTCGATGGACGCGGTGGCCGAGTCCTGGCTGGCGCCGCGGCGGGTGCTGACGGCGGTGGCGCGGTTGAGGACCGGCAGCCACTCCAGCGCCTCGTCGGCGGCGCCGAGCGTGCGGGTGTTCAGCTCGCTCTCGTCCAGCAGGAAGGTACTGGTGTCGGCCGGCGGGACCAGGACCTCCAGGGTGAGGCGGTCGAGCAGGTCGGCGGCGGTGCTCATCGTCCAACTCCGTTCTGGCGCTCCCACTCACGGATGGCGGCGAGCACGCGCCGGCCGACCTCGGGGCCGTCCATGAGCGCGTGCACGTGGATCGGCGGCAGCGCGCCGGCGCCGCCGGCGGCGAGGCCGGCGCGGCCGAGGCCGGCCATGCTCGGCGCGGCGATCTTGGGGGCGTCGATGGTGCCCATGTCGGTGCCGGCGACCTCGTGGGTGAGGTTGCGCAGCGAGCGGCGCACGGCGCCGTAGCGGGACTCCAGCCCGCGGATGAAGCCGTCGATGACGCCCTGGCCGGCGTCGGTGAGCAGCACGCGGTCCTTGGCCGCGGGTCCTTTCCAGTCGGGCAGCAGGTTGGTCAGGCTGGTCAGGGTGTTCCGCACGTTGTTCCACATGGAGCGGATGCCACCGATGAAGCCGTCGATGATGCGCCGGCCGGCGTTCATCAGCCACGAGCCGGCGTTGGCGAACACGCCGGTGACGGCCTCGCGCCGGCCACGAATCCAGCCGAGCACGGCGCTCCAGGCGTTGGCGGCGCCGTTCTTGAGCCCGTTGAGGATGCCGCGGCCCGAGGACACCAGCCAGTTCGACGCGCCGGCGAAGATGGCCTTGATGCGGCCCGGCAGTTGGGCGAACCACGCGCGCACGGCGTCCCACGCGGCGCGCGCCTTGGTGGCGGCGCCGGTGAAGAACCCGGTGATGGAGGACCAGATGCGGCGCAGACCGGGGACCAGGGTGCCGCTGAACCAGTTGGAGACGGCGGCGATGGCTGCCTTGATGCCGGCCCACGCCTTGGCGATGATCTTGCGGCCGGTCTCGGTCTGGGTGAAGAAATAGACCAGGCCGGCGACCAGGCCCACCAGCAGCGTCGTCACCAGCACGATGGGGTTCATCATCATGACGGCGTTGAACGCCAGTTGCACGGCGCGAGCGACGGCCATGATCTTGTTGAACGCCATGAAGCCGGCGACCAGGGTGCCGATGGCGACGGCGAGCGGCACCAGGAAGTCACGGGCTCGGATCAGCCAGCCGACGAAGGAACCTACGCCGGTGATCACGGTCTGGAGGATCGGGCCGGCGACCTCGAGCGCCCGGATGATGCCGTCCTTGATGCCGGAGCCGGCGCTCTCGGCGTTGACTCCGGCGTCGCCGAAGGCGCTGCTGATGGTCTTGAGCGCGGTCTGGAACGCGCCGGAGACGATGCCCCAGAGGTTGCGCAGCGCGGGCACCAGCTCGTCGCCGACCCACTTGCCGAAGTCCTTTACGGCGGGCACGGCGACGTCGCCGATCCACTTGCCGAACGCCTCCCCCACCGGGCCGACGCGCTCGGTGAGCCCGTCCAGCCACTCGGTGATGCCACCGAAGGCGTCCTTGAACATGGGGAAGATCGACGTCAGGAACGCCTGGCCGGTGCGCGAGAGCGCGGCCTGCATGTTGGCGAAGGCGCCGCGGGTGGTGTTGCCGGCCTCCAGCGCCGAGCCGCCCACGATGTCGTTCATGACGCCGGCGAAGGTCTCGGCGTCCACCTTGCCCTGGCTGACCATCGTGCGCAGTTCGTCGGCGCTGACGCCGTAATGCTCAGCCAGTTTGGACCAGATGGGGATGCCGCGGTCTGCTATCTGGTTCAGCTCCTGGGTCTGAGCCCGGCCGGAGGTCCAGACCTTGGCGAAGATGCCGGCCATGTCGCCGAGACCGACGCCGGCGATGGTGGCGGCGTCGTTGACCAGGGTGAGCGCGTTGGTGAGGTCCTGGCCGGGCTTGATGCCGGCGGCGACGGCGGTGGCGGCGATGGTGGCGGCGTCGTCCAGGCCGGCCGCGGTGCCCTTCACAGACGCCAGCGCTGACTCCATGATCGACTCGATGGTCTGGGTGTCGTGGCCGAGGCCGGCCAGTTTGGCTTGGGCGTCCTCGATCTTCATGGCGCGCTCGAAACCGCCCTTGAGGGCGAGGCCGGCGAGCGCGACCGCGGTGGCGCCTATCCACTTGATGCCGGTCTTGAACGCGCCGGCGATGCTGGAGCCTAGACCCTTGAACTTGGACCCGAGGGAGGCCAGCCCGGTCTCGCGGCTGAGGTTGCGCATGGCGCGGCTGAACTTCTTGGTGTCAGCAAGGATGCTGACGATCACCTGCTGCTTGGCCATGAGACCGGGCCTCCCCTCGGGTCACTTCTCGGCGGCGTGGAACTTGCGGAACGCGTTGATGACGGCTTCTTGCTCGCGGTAGGTGAGCGCGTAGTAGTCGGAGACCGACAGGCCCACGACGCCGACGAAGAAACCGAGACGGTCGGCGCGGTCCTGGGCTACCTGGGGAGTAGGCCAGGACCGGGCTGAAAATCGGCGCCGTCCGCCGGCTCGTCGTCGGCGACCGTCAGCTCGTCGGCGTCGCCGGCGTCGCCGGCCTCGTCGTCGGGCTCGTCGGCCGGGTCGTCCTCGATGCCGAGCAGCGCCTGGGCCTGCTCCATCGTGGTCTCGGCCATGAAGGCGTTGTAGGTGCCTCCGCCGCCGTTGGCGCGGTGGGCCTGGAACGCCAGCGCGAAGATGAGCCGCGCCTGGGGGAAGTTCTCGTCGCCGAAGGTGGCGATGGACTGCTTGGCGAGGTCCTCCACGTTGGCGATCTGGGCGCCGGTGAGGTTGTTGACGTCGAACGCCATGGTGTGCTCCTGGTGATGGTGGTGGTGGGTGGTCAGAGGCCGTGCTTGCGTTGCAGTTCGGCCAGGCCCTGGGTGATGTGTGCGAGCGCCTGGTCGCCGGTGGCGGCCAGCGCCTGGACCATGAAGGGCCGGCGGTAGGGGTAGTGCACGATGGCGGCGTAGGGGACCGAGCGGGCCGAGCCGGCCCGGATCACGGCCTTGGTCTTGCCGCGGCCGGCTCGGATGCTGCCCTTGAGCGCGCCCGAGCGCGCCGGGGCGAACATCCGAGCCGCGGACGCGACGATCTCGCCGGTGGAGTGCATCAGGTCGCGCATGTCCTCGGTGGCGTCGGCGTAGCCGCGCATGGCCGCGAGCGTGGCGTCGAGGCCCTTGACCTCGATGACGACGCCGGCCAGTTCGTCGGCAAATGCCTGCTGGTCGAAGCGCACGGCGACCTCGGGCTCAGCCCTCGGTGCCGCGGTCGAGCACGACGCGGCCCACGACGTCCCAACGCGTCTCGAAGGTGAAGGTGTTGGTGCGGCCGGCCTCACCACCGATGGCCGGGCGCGGCCCGATGGTGCAGGTGCCCACGAAGTGCGGCTGGGCCGGCGTGGGCTCTTCGTTGCCGTGCGGGGCGTAGGTGAAGGCCACGTCCTCGCCGGTGTGCTCCCAGATGTAGGACCACAGCGAGTCGGGGTCGGTGGACTGCACGGCCGTGATCTGGAGGAAGTCCACGACGGCGCCGCCGGGCTCGGCGGCGTCCTCGAAGGTCACGACGTCGGAGTCGGCCTCCTCGTTCTGCAGCTCGCAGGCCGTGACGTCGGCCCAGTAGTCCACGACGGGGGTGCCGAGCTCGAGCTTCAGCTGACGGCCCTTGATGCGGGTGCTGCTCATGGGTGGGGTCCTTTCCGGGGGGGGTTACAGGTGGGTGTCGGTGATGGCGGTGATGTCAGCGCCCCAATGCACGCGGGCGTCGGGCAGCCGGACCAGTTGGGGTGCGGAGACCTCATCAGCGGCCCAGCGGTCGGAGTCGGCGATCACGGCCAGCGCGGCGGCGATCATGGCGTCGAGCGCGTCGGTGGCGACGTCGGCCTGGGCGGGGCCGGCGACGACGTGCACGAGGTAGCGGGCCTCCCACGCGCCGAACGTCTCGCCGCCGGTGAGGTAGGGCTCGGCGGGCTCCACCAGGTAGGCCGGCGGCTGGAGGTTGGGCGGCAGGTGGTCGAACGCGTCGGTGCCGGTGCCGGCCAGGACGTCCGTGAGGTCGGCGCGGAGGCTGCTGAGGTCGCTCATGCGAACGGTCCAGGGAGATAGGGCGCGAGCGTGGCGTGGACGGTGACCAGCGGGTCCTTGGCCGGCAGCGGTGGCACCAGCTCGCCGGCGTCGCCGTAGCCGGCGGTGCCGGCCGAGGCAGCGGCCGAACGGCGGTTGTACAACTTGGAGCCGACCTCCAGGACCGCACCCACCCACACGGGGTCGGGGATGTGGGGCGCCGCGCTGCCGGCGTAGACGGTCAGCAGCGCGACGGCCTCAGCGACCTTGGCCTCGGCGAGCGCGACGTCGCCGGTGGAGCCACCGAGGTAGGCCAGCAGGTCCTCGCCGGTGACGTCGCGCTCAGCAGGGGTGGGTGCGGTCATGGCTGGGTCAGCCCTCGTCGCTCGTCGGCGCGGTGTCCAGCAGCGGCACGATGCCGTTGGGGCGCTGGGCGAACGCCGACACGTAGGTGTACATGCCGATGGGCTTGGTGAGGTCGAGCGCCCGCAGCTCGTTGGTGATGCGGAACGGCGCGCCCGGCGCCTCCAGGACCTGCACGGCGCGCGCGTCGTAGCCGAACACGGTGCCGCTGGGGGCGCCGGGGAACAGGCGCACGTTGAGCCCGGCGAGGTCGGCCGAGACGTCGGCCCGCACGCTCATCGTGCCCACCTTGTCGGCCGGGGCGCCGGAGACCTGGAGCACGGAGTCCACGGCCTGGACGCCGTACAGCGAGAGGAAGACGTCCTTGGAGACGAACAGGCCGGCGAGGCTGAGGTCCTGGCCGTCGAAGTGCTCGTAGACGTCGATCAGCGCCTCCACGATGCCCTCGGCGGTGGTGAGGTCGGCCACGACGAAGTTCTCGGCGTCGGCATCGCCGGCGTTGGCGGTGGCCTGGTCGAGCGCGGCCTTGCGGCCGAGCCGCTCGACGTAGCGCGCGGCCTTGAGCGCCAGCGCCTCCCAGACGGTGTCGATCAGCGAGACGTTGGTGGTGCGCTCGATGGCCTGGGCCGAGAGGTTGGAGCGGCCACCGGCGGTCACGACGGGCGCGGTGCGGGTGTCCAGCGTGATCTTGCCGACCACCAGCTCGTCACCCTCGTCCACCTGGGTGTCGAAGTCGGTGGAGTCGTCGGTCAGGACTCCCCACTCCACGTTGAGGCCCTTCTCCGGCAGCGGCTTGGTGCCACCGAACGCCTGCACGATGGGCTGGGCCTGCTGCTGGAGCGCGATGATGTCTCCCACCCACGCGTCCTTGGCGATGCCGTCGCCGGAGACGGCGCCCTCGAAGGCGCGCACGGCGCGCTCGTCGCCGGCGACCAGGTGCTTCACGTAGTCGCCGATGGAGCGGAACTCGTCGGCGTGCGGCGCCTGCACGGCGCCCTCGGCGCGCAGCAGCTCCACCGCGCGGGTGAGGTCCTCGACGCTCTCGCGGACCTCCGCGATGTCGTTGGCGGTGTCGGTCATGGGGGTCTCCTTGTCGGTACTGCGGTGGGTGGTGGGGTGCTGCTCGGGTGCCTCGTGCCGGTGGCCGGCCACCTTGGCGCCGTCGTAGGCGGGGAACGGGACCAGCGAGACCTCGCGCACCTCGATGCGGGTGCGCACGACGTGCCGCACGCCGTCCTCGTCCTCGCGCTCGGTGTGCTCGATGGGGACGAAGCCGATGCTGAAGCGGTCGATGGAGCCGTCGCGCACCAGCGCCAGCACGTCGTTGCCGGTGGTGGTCTCGCTGATGCGCAGCGCGACCTCCCAGCCCTCGTCGGTGTCGCGGGTGCTGACGGCGCGGCCGATGATCTGGCGGTGCTCCCAGAACGCCTTGGGCTCGCCGTCGCGGGCGGTGCAGGCGCCGCGCTGCACGCTCTCGTAGTAGTCCTCGGTCCAGCCGGCGATGCGGACCTCCTGGTCCCACGGGACGGCGATGCCGTAGACCTCGCGCTTGGCGGCGTCCACGGACCGGATCTGGACCTCACGGACCTCCAGGCCGGGCGCGTGCTGACGCTCGACGGGCTCGGCGGGCAGGGTGGTGGTGTCAGGCATTGCTCGTTGCCTCCTGGGTGGCCTCGACGGCGGCGCCGGCGTTGGTGATGGGCAGGCCCTCGATGCGCTGGGCGTGGGCGAGGTCGTAGAGCCCGATGCGCAGCGCGACCTCGTGGGCCTCATAGCGGGTCTTGGTGTCGGTGCGCAGCAGCGCCTCCACCTTGAAGCGGGCTTGCTGGCCGTGCGGCAGCAGCTCGGTCAGGGTGGCCTCGATCTCGCGCAGGTAGGTCATGAGCGTGTACCGGACCAGCGCGATGTCGATCTGCTCCTGGTTGGAGTAGGTCTCGGTGGAGCCCTCCACGGCGGCGAGCAGGTAGCCGGCGGGGATGCCGAACAGGCGCGCCACCTGGGTCACGCTGAACTGCTGGGACTCCAGGAACTGAGCATCCGCCGGCCGCAGCATGATCGGCGAGTAGGCCAGGCCGTGCCCGAGCACGCGGACCTCGCCACCGCGGCCGGTCTCCTTCCACCGGGTCTTGTAGGACTCGGCGAGGTCGGCGTTGAGCGGCTGGTCGGTGGTCAGGATGCCCGAGGGGGTGTCGCCGGCGTTGAACCAGTTGGCGCCGTAGTCGCGCACGTCGAGCGCGCCGGCGAGGCCGGTCGCGGCTGCCTGGATCGGGCCGAGCCCGACCAGCGAGCCGGGGATGCGCAGGAACTGAAGGTGAGCGACCTGGGCGCTGGTCAGCTCCTGGCCGCGCCAGCCGTAGAGCACGCGGCTGGGGCGCTTGGGGTCGGCCCAGACCGAGACCTCGTGGGCGGGCATGACTTCCAGCGAGACCACCGGGTCGCCGGGCCGGGTGGAGTGCTTGCGCCAGAACGCGTTGCCGGTGGCGGCGAGCGAGACGGTGGTGGCCTCCAGGAACGCCTCGCGGGTGGTGTTGACGTCGGGCTTGCGCACCAGCGACGGGGTGGGGCTCAGTTCCTCGTCACGGCGCCAGACGCCGAGGGGCAGTTGGCTGATGCCAATGCTGATGATCTGGAACGCGCGGAACACGGACTCCAGCGTCAGCGCCTCGCGCGGGCTGACGGTGGCGCCGAGGCGCGAGCGCGCCGGCGGGAGGATTGATCCGTCCGAGGCGATGGTGGCGCCCTCGGTCTGAGAGCGGTGCTCGATCAGACCGAGGGCGCGGCCGGCGCGGTGGAGGAAGTTCACACCACGGAGCAGACCGGCGGCGTTCCACGTTTCAAGAATCGGCCGGCGTGTCGGCGAGCCCGACGTCGCGGATGGCGCGTCGGAAACCGGGCCAGTCGGGGCCGAGGCGGGTGTCGCGCGCGGCCTCCAGGTAGGACTCGGCGGCGCGGTAGCCGCGGTCTCGGGAGTAGCCGAGCCGCTGGCAGTAGGCGGCGGTCTTGGCGACCTCGCGCTGCTGCTCGCGCAGCCAGCCGGCGGTGTCCTTGACGGCGGCGTAGTCGCGGGCTCGCTTGGCGAGGCGGAAGGTGGTGAGCAGCATGGTCAGGACCTCCTACGTTGCATGTCGAGCATCTTGGCGGCGTCGCGGTCGCCGGGGTGGGCGCGCAGTTCGTGGTGGCGGGCGGCGCGCAGCGCCGTCGAGCGGTCGGGCTCGGGCAGCCCGCGCCAGCCGCAGGCACACAGCGGCAGGAACGTGCAGCCGCCGGCGTCGATCTTGATTCGCATGGGGATCACCAAATCTGAGCGGTCGAGACCAGCCGGTCGGCGTTCCACGCGGCGACGTTGGCGGCGATCAGCGGGTCAATGGGTCCGAGGGAGTGCCGGCGGCTGAGCAACTTGGCGTCGCCGACGTAGCGCTCGACGGCGACCTCGAGCGCGGTGGCCAGCGCCGGGGTGTCGTCGTGCACGAGCTGCTGGTCACGCACAGCGGCCTTGAACGCCTCCCACGCGGTGGAGGCGTCGCGGCCGGTGAGCGTGTGCACGGTGCGGCCGGCGCGGGTGAGCGCGTCGGTCACGGCGCGCGCCGGCCCGCCGTCGTCGGCGGCGACGTGGGCGCCGGTGGCGGCGAGGTTGCCCACGAAGTCGGGCAGCCAGTCGGCGCCCGGCCGAGTCTCCAGCACGGCGAGGTTCAGCCGGCCGCGAGCGTCGCGCCACGCCTGCCAGACCGAGGCGCCCGAGCGGTCGATGGCGACGTCGTAGGCGTAGGCGATCTGCGCCGGCTCGGGCGTGGTGAGGTCGCCGGCGAGGTCGGCCCACGCGTCCAGGTCCAGCACGGTCACGTCGCGCACCTTGGTCGGGACGTTCATGAAGCCGCGCAGGAAGTCGGCGTGGGTGTTCTTCTTGGGGTCGGCCTCGGCGGCGAGGTCCTCCAGGCTGATGAGCCCGTCCAGGCCGGGGTGGAACTCCCACGAGGCCGGGTCGTAGGGGTCGGCGTCGGGGTCCATGGAGTGCTCGAAGTAAGCGATGGGCGAGTCGGGGTCGGTGACGCTCTCGCGGCCCATCTCCACCAGCTCGTCCCACCATTCCGACTCGGCGGTGCCGGCGGCGCTCATGATCCAGGTTTGGCGGTCGCGGCGGGTGATCTGTGCCGGCGTGATGGCGCGCATGAGGTTGCGGCCTTGCTCCAGCGTGAAGGCCCACGCCTCATCGATGCCGACCAGCGGCGGGGTCTCGCCGTGCAGGCCGTCCTCCACCGGCGGGAACGGGCTGATCTTGGAGCCGTTGGGGAACGCCGCGCGCTGGTCACCCTTGCCGCGCTTGACGTCCACGAACCGCGCGAGCGGGGAGTCGGGGGCCTCCAGGTCCTCGATCAAGTCCTCCCAGCGCCGGCCCGCCCACTTGCCGGACTGAGCGGTCATGTAGACCGCGGTGCCGGCCGTCGTCAGGCAGCGCTCCACGCTGACGGGACGCCACAGCGTCGTCTTGCCGACCTGCCGGGGCTCGTTGATGATCACCATCTGATGGCGGAACCGCAGCCGCGAGCCCGGCGGGTTCAGTTCGGTAGCGACGTCGGCGATGTACTGCTGGTGCGGCTTGAGCGGCCGGCGTAGCGCGTGCTGGGCCAGGGCCGCGATCTTGCCGCCACGGGTGCGCAGCCGCGGGTCGCGCCGGGTGGCGAACCGGAACGGCCGGCGCAGGTCCTCGGGCATCAGCAGCCGGCTCGGCGCCGGCGCGTTCTCACTCGGCATGCTCGACGGCCTCCACCAGCCGCGTGAAGGCGTCGTCCATGGCCTCCTGGACGGTCGGCAGCCCGTCAGCGATGTCCACGACGCGCGAGAACAGGGTGGTGGCGGCGACGGTGATCTTGGCCTTGGCCAGTTCCCGGTCCAGAGCGCGCGCGCCCTGCATGATCAGTTCCACCTTGAGCGAGTGCGACGGGTCCAGGGTCCCGGTCTCGCGCAGCGCCTTGATGGTGGTGGCGGCAGCGGCCTCGATAGCGCCATCCCCCGCTGGGTTGTAGACCGAGGGGAACAGCTCGTCCTGGTAGTGGGTCATGATCCGGACCTTTCGGCGCGATTCCGCGGGTTTCGGGCGTTTTTTTGAGGGGATCGGGGGGAAACGGAAGGCGGGGCGAGAGCGTCCGGGCGGTCTCCACCGAAGAAACGGCCCGAGGCCGGCTCTCGGGCCGGCCGGACGGCCGAGACCGGCCGGGCGCCGCGGCTGAGGTTGCAGCGCAGGTGAACCGGGCGCAGGTTCGTCACGGCGTCGGAGCCACCGCGCGACCTCGGCAGCACGTGGTCGAGGCTCAGGCTGCCGGGGTGGGGGTAGCGCAGCGCGAGGTTGATGGGCAGCGCGCAGATGTGGCAGCGGTTGCCGTAGGTCTCGGTGACCAGCCGGCGCAACTCAGCCAGCCGGCGTCCTCCCCAGCCTCGTCTCACAGCGGGTCTCCCGTCTCCAGGTGCCGGTGCGAGCGCAGCCGGTCCATGAGCCGGCGGCAGAGCGGGCAGTAGCGAGCGCCGCGGGGCTCGCCGTGCTCGCAGAGCATGGCGTCCAGGGCAGCGAGGTAGTCGGCGGAGTAGCGGTCGGTGAAGGTGCGGGGTCGGCGGCGGCTCATGCGGGGAGTCCTCGGCGGCAGAGCGGGCAGTAACGAGGTCCTCGTGGCTCTCCGTGCTCGCACGGCTCGCCGTGCGAGTCCACAGACCGGGGAGGTTCGGTCGAGACCTCCCCCGTGAGGGGGTGGAGGTCGGCACTCAGTTCCACATGGGCTGACCTGCGGTTTCGTGCCTTGAGGTAACTGATGCCGGCCAGCCGGGCCTCGGTGAGCGCGCGGCGAGCGGCGAGCACGGCCTGGAGCATGGGCCGGGCCTGCTGGATCAGCGCCACCAGCGCGGCCTTGTTGACGCGCACCCACGACGGCTGAGGGGCTCCGGCGATCACGCCGCCACGGCGCCACTCGATGAGCCCGAGGTCCTCCAGGACGTGCAGGCAGCGGGCGACCCACTTGGTGGAGTAGCCGCCGGTGGCGTCGGCGATCTGAGCGACGGTGACCAGGCCCTGGCCGGCCCGGTGCGGCAACTTGCCGACCAGGCCCACCAGGACGGCGCGCACGCCTTGCAGCTCGCGCTCGGCGAGCGGACCCCAGCCGGCGTGCTGAAGCGAGGTCAGCAGCGACGGCAGCGGGCGATGGGCGGTCAGGGTGCTCATGCGGACCTCCAGACGGCCGAGACCTTGCCGGCGGCGTTGCACTCGGCATGGGGGCCGCGGTGGCCGCGGTCGCGGGCGCAGTAGGCCCACGCGCGGCTGAACGCCGTGCAGTGGTCGTACGAGAGGGTGGTGAAGCCAGCCGGCGTCGGCCAGGGCCACGGCTTGCCCTTGACGGGCACGACGTCGGGCTCGGCGAGGTCGAACAGTGCGGGGGCGCTCATGCGACGCTCCCCTCGTCGCGCTGGTCGCGCTCGACGTCGGGCACGCGGCCGAACCGCTCCCGGTAGAGCGTCAGGTAGAGCGCACGGCGTTCCTGCTCGGTCATGACGTCCTCCGCGAGACCGCGAGCGCCACCAGCAGCCCACCGAGCACGCCGAGCACGACGGCCAGCAGCGCGAGGCCGTTGTGGGGGTAGGGGACCGCGAGCGCGACGATGAAGCCGGCCAGCAGCAGCAGCCAGCCGGCGATCCCGGACCAGTTGGGCCTCATGCCTGGGCCTCCAGCCGGGCGAGCACGCGAGCGCCGGCGGCGTCGGCGATGAAGCCGCGGCGGGCCTGCTCGAAGGTCCGGTAGTAGCGAACGATGGTGAGGTCGGGCCGGATCACGACCCAGCGGTGCGACCAGCGCGAGGCGGGCACCTGCCAGATGCGGTACTTCATGCCGACCGCTCCACCTTGACGCGCTCAACCTCGGCCGGGTCGAACAGGTAGGCGCCGGTGTCGCCGTCCAACTTGGCGACGGGCTGGAGCCGGCCGGCGGCGACCATGCGCAGCACCTGCCGGCGCGTGACGCCGAGGATGCGCGCAGCGGCGCGCGCTCCCATTGCGCTCTGGAGCCTCATTTTTGACATGAGGCCAACTATGGACGACACAATGGGTAGATGTCCAGGCCCAGAACGCTTGCGCGTGTCGGGCTCTAGGTCCAAACTGAGCCCATGAGTATTCAGGCAGCCGGCGCGGTCCCGGATTGGACGATGGCCGACAGGTTGCGCAAGGCGCGCGAGTACGCCGCGCTAGAGCAGGGTCAGCTCGCGCAGATGATCGGTGCGTCGCGCACGACAATCGGCAACGCCGAGCGCGGCACGCACAAGCCGCGCCGGCCGCTGGTGATTGCCTGGGCGATGGCCACGGGTGTTGACCTCACGTGGCTGGAGACAGGAAGGGCGCCGGCGCCGGATGATCCGACGCCGGCGCCCTGGCCGATGCGCGCCCGGAGGGACTCGAACCCCCAACCTTCTGATCCGTAGTCAGATGCTCTATCCATTAAGCTACGGGCGCTTGTCCGCCGATCTGGCTGGCGGGCCGCAGAGCATGTTACCGCCTCGC